AAATTCTAAACTACTAGAGTTTTCTAAAATAGAAGAATGTTATAATCATATTTATGATAATTTACAAGAATTAAAAGATTTTTCTAAAATACACTATGGACCAAACTCTGTTGTTAAAAGTATAGATTGTTTTAAGAAAGGAAACTAAACTATGTGGGCAAGAATTATGGGCAATCAGTTGGTAGAAATTATAAACCACCCAAAAGCCATGACAATTAATAATGTGCAATATCCTAAGTCTATCTTTGGTTCAGCTTGGACAGATGAAGAGCGTAAAGCCATTGGCATTATACCTTATGTATACGAAGGTAGTAGAGTAGAGAATATGTTCTATACTTCTTCTGAGTCTGCTCCTACTGTTAAAGCTGATAAGGTTGTTGTTACCAGAACAAACACTGCCAGAGACATTGATGATATTAAAGCTACAATGAAAAAGCATGTCTCTGATGTACTGAGCAGTTATCTAACACAAACTGATTGGATTGTTATTAGAGAACAAGACAATGGTACTGCAAAGCCAGCAGACCTTGCAAAGTGGCGTACAGACCTAAGAGCAAAAGCTGCTGCACTAGAGACTGCTATTGATAGTAAGATAGATGTTGCAGGTCTTGAAGCTATGACAGTATTTACAGTAGAGATGAGAGATGCTGGTAAGACAGCTTCAGAGTTTAATGAGTGGCCTGTTAATCCTAGAGAAATTAAAGTATAATAAATGAAACTTTTAACTATCCTTACTCTTGCTGCTTGTTTTACAATATTGCCCAGTTGTTCTACTGCACAAGAGATTTGGAAAAAAGGTGATAAGGTTGCAACATTTTTTGTTTGTAAAAAAGAAGAAGATATAATGGATGTTGCTCTTGCTGATTCTAAGAGTGTAGAAAATTTTGTAGAAAAAATTATAGAAAAAGGAATTACAAAAAGTTGTTTATCCCTTAGACCGCCAGCAATGTTTATTGTTGATGATATAATTGGAAGTTATATAGATCATAAAGGTGAAGAAACTTCAATAATAAAAATAGTATCAGCTAGAAATAATTTATTAACAGGTTATATAGTAGCGGCTGGAATACCAGATAAAGGAATTTAATAATGGCAAGTACATATACAACTAATATACGCCTTACAAAGCAAGGAGACGGAGATAATCCTAATAGTTGGGGATTAATTCTTAACAATGAGGTTATTGATCTTGTTGATTCTGCTATTGCAGCGTATACTACAATTTCTTGTAGTTCAGCGGATATTACTTTAACCGAATCCAATGGTGCTGCTGATCAATCTAGATCGGCTATGCTTGAATTTGTAGGTACTGTTTCTTCAAACATTAATATTATTGTACCTACTAAATCAAAATTTTATATTGTTAATGATCAAACTGTTCGCCAAAGCAGTTCATCTATTACAGTAAAAACTGCTAGTGGTTCAGGTGCAACAGTAGATGCATCTGCTGCTGGCATCTTTTTTTCTGATGCAGTATCTGTTTACTCTATGAATGATAGATTAAACTTAGCTGGTGTTGCTGAAATTTCTTCATCTAATACTTTTACAAATACAAATACATTTACATCTGCTGTTGGTTTTGCAACATCTGTTTCTATTACACAGGCCCATTTACCACAAGTTGTTGCGGCTTCTGTTTCCGTTGCTACTATTAATAAAGCTACATTTATTAAACAAGTAGCAGGTACACCTGTAACCCTCACTGATGCTGCTTCTATTGCTGTTGACTTTGCTACGGGTACTAACTTTGTTGTTAGTCTTGGCGGTAATAGAACTTTAGAAAACCCATCAAATGCTGTTGCAGGTCAAACAGGACATATATATGTTATACAAGATGGTACTGGTAGTAGAACACTAGCCTTTGGTAATGCTTATAATTTTGTAGGAGGTACAGCACCAACTATGTCTACATCTATAAATTCTGTAGACTTACTTATATATAATGCTAGAGGCGTATCAGCTATTGATACAGTATTTGTTTCTTCATTTGGATAAGCTCATATGTCAACTAATTCAAGACTTGTAAAATTAAATTTTAAACCGGGCATAAACCGAGAATCTACTGAGTATGCAGAAGAAGGTTCTTGGTATAATGTTGATAAAGTACGGTTTAGGCAGGGCCGTCCTGAAAATTTAAGAGGTTACGTTAAAAGAGTTGATACTGCTTTTGATGGAATTGGACGAGATTTAATAGCATGGTCTGATAATGATGCTTTTAAATTTGCTGCTTTTGGTACTGAAAAAAAATTATTTGCATATAATAACAGTGAAAATATAGATGTTACTCCTGTTAAAGAAACTAGCGTAGGAACTAATGTATCTGCTGTTGTAACTATTGATGGTACAAATAGAGGTTTCTACACTGTTGCATCACAAACTACTATTATTGTTTCTGTATCATCTCATGGTGCTGAAACAGGAGATTTTGTAACCTTTACATCTTCAACATCTATTGGAGGTAATCAAGATTTAAGTGGCAAGACATTTGCTGTATCTGTTATCAATGCACATAGGTTTCATTTTGAAACTACCACTGCTGCTCAATCGACTCAAAATGATGTAGGAACTGCTACATTAAAATATCTTTTACCCACAGGTACTGCAACAGCTATTACTAACTTAGGCTATGGTGCAGGTGCTTATAATGCTGGGACTTCTACAACAGGTATTAGAGCATGGAATCAACCAGCATCAGCATCTAATATTATTACTAGAAATACACAGTGGAGTTTAGATACGTTTGGAGAAGACCTTATAGCTTGTCGAAGAGGTGGACGAATATATAAGTGGGATACTACAATTGAGTCTAATCCTGATAGAGCAACATTTATTAGTGCTTCACCTTCTGTTAATAATTCTATTTTAGTATCACCTAATGATAGACATCTTATTTCTTTTGGTTCTACAGAAGAATTTACTGGGAATTTTAATCCTATGTTAGTTAGGTGGTCTGATCAAAATAATTATGATAATTGGACATCTACTGATCAAGATAGTACGGCAGGTGAAAATATTCTTACTGATGGTACAGAAGTTGTAGGGGCAGTTAGATCAAGAAATGCAGTTAATATTTGGACTGATAATGCTATATGGTTAATGACATTTACTGGTCCACCCTTTACTTTTAGGTTTCAACCGGGTGGAACCAACTGTGGTTTAATAGGACCACATGCTGCTGTTGACTTTGATGGTGTTTCAATTTGGATGGGCAAGGATAACTTCTATGCATTTGATGGTCAAGTTAGAAATTTAGATTGTACAGTTCGTAGATTTATATTTGACGATTTTAACCGTAATGCTGAAGATAAAGTCTTTGCAGGTATTAATTCTGAGTTTAAAGAAATTATTTGGTTGTATTGTTCTGCTAGTTCTGATGAACCTGATAAGTATGTATTATACAATCCACTAGAAAAAACATGGTCTTTTGGCACAACTATATATAGCACCTTTGAAGATAAAGATGTTTTTGGAAATACTATAACAACAGACGTATCATCTTTTCTTATTGATAATGAACCAGAAGGTATCTTTACAGCTAATGGTGAAGCTCAAAATTCATTTATTGAATCAGCAGCATTTGATATTGAAGATGGAAATGAAATAATGTTTATGGATAGACTTATTCCTGACTTTACATTAAGCAATGGTAATCTTCAATTTAGCATTGTTGCACAAAGTTTTCCTGTAAATGATGCAATTACAAAAGGACCATTTACAATAACACCAGATACAAAGAAGGTTGATTTAAGGGCAAGAGGAAGGCAAGCTATCGTTCGAGTTTCTTGTGATGGTACTGGCGGGACCGAATGGAGATATGGCTCTTTAAGACTTTCTTTACAAGAGGACGGACTTAGGTAATGCCAGTACGATATCCAGAGTTACCTAAGTTCGTTCGCTTTATAGATTCAGAGGTTGACAATCTCTATGATACTATGTCAGAGTGGGGATCAAAATTAATAGCAGACTTACAAACAAGGGACATACAAGAAGAAACTAAACCTTCTACAAATATTCTTACAGTAGTTACTGTAACAGAAATAGGAAGGCCACAAGCAGGTAATATTGTTTATGTAGCACCTAGAGGGAAGTTTGTTGGCTACGTTAGTTTAGGTTCAGAAACTTCTTGGCATGATTTAAATTAAATGGGAGATTTAGAAAAAACTTTACAACTTTTAAATACATCTTCAATACACAAGCAATATAATATTGCAGATATTAATAGATTAGTTATACCACCGTTAAAATTAAATCAGTATAGAATATATGAAGAAGATGATTTTCCTAAGTGTTATTTATCATGGGCTTTTTTTAGTCCTGAGATTAACCAAAAATATGTGACTGAAAATTATCAACTTCAAGAAGATGATTGGAATAGTGGAGATATTCTTTGGTTAATAAATGTTGTTAGTCCTTATAATAATACAATTAAATATGTATTAAAATTAGATAGGGAAAGACAAAAGGCTAGTAAAGGCAAAAAAGTTTTAGGCTTTTATAAAGAAAAAAATTTAAATAATATATTTTTTAGAAGACTAAATAAAGAAGTATCATCTAAAAAAATATTTAAAGTAGCAAAAAGGTAACATAATGTTAAATAATATATCAACAGATAGCGTACATAGAAAAAATATTTGGACTGATAGTTTAAATAATATTTTTTATAGTGGCTGTATTTCTGATGAAGAAATGAAGGTATATTGTTTTGGTGACGGCGGTGGAGGTGAAGGCGGTGACGGTGGTGTTGCTGCAGATTTTGGAGATGCTGAATTTGGGATTGGTGCTGATCCAGTAGGATCAGAAGGAGCTTTAGGAGGAAAAGCAGGTACTCAAGCAGATGATACTGGTATTTCTGACGCTATAACAGATGCTATGAGCGGAACTTTAGGTGGAACTATGAGTGATGATGCTGCTTTTGGTCCTGCTGCAGTTGATCCCGCTATACCTGGTTCAGATGCAAGTATTTTTTCAGGTGAAGATATTGATGCTGCATTCCCATCAAGTTTTAGTATTATAGGTTCACCTCTTGGTATTCTTGGATCAGCACTCTTATCTGCTATTCCTGTAATTGGACCGGTATTAGGTGTAGCAAGCACTGTTATGGGCGCTATAGGGACTATAGGAGATGTGACAGGTATAGCAGGTTTATCTACCATAGGTGATTTCTCTCCAACTAGTTTAGCAAGTAAAGGTTTATCATCTTTAGCTACAGGAATGGGCGTACCTTCAAATGTTACAAGTGCGCTTAGTTCTCCTGTTCTTTCTGTTGAGGTCGGAAATCAGCAAACAGGGCTTGAATCGGGCCTTGTTGGTGGTCTAATTGATGTATTTGATTCTCAAGCTCAAACTCAATTTGGAATTGATGCTCCAATTGGAAAGAGTGCTTTTGCTGGTATGCAAGACACATTTAGTGGTATACCTGATAGTATATCACAAGGATTAAGCAGTATAGGTATACAGGGTGATACATCCTATTCAAGTTTTGACGATTCCGAAGGTTCTGATAACCCAATAGCTGTTACTGCTGCAAAAGCAACAGGAGGTCTTGTATCTTTAAGAGATAATGGTGGTCCTGTAGTTAGTGATGCTCAAAAAGCTTATATGAATTGGTTAGATTCAGTAGGTGGTCGGCAAGCATTAAGTAAAAGAGGTTTACGAGCAGGACGTATAGATGAAGTTATAACTCCTGCTGGTCCTGAGTATTTTAGTTATCATGGTCAAGAAAATCCAAGGGCTGTGGGATTATATGATGATGATATACAAGACTATCAAGATTTCCCTTTTGCATATCCTGAACATCCAGATTTTAGAAGGTTAAATGCTTTAGGTGGTGGACCTAGAAATATACCTCAATCTGTAGCTCCTCAAAATATAGTAGATGTAACTAGACAAGCTGTTATTGCAAGAAGATTATCAGATGAAGAAAAAGAAAAATTAGGAAGATTAAGAAGAGGACTTCCAGTTAATGTTGTTAATGCAGTGGGTGCCTATACTGGTGGAGGTATTCAACAACTTGTAAACCAAGGACCAACTCTTCTTGATGTAGTAAATAAGGGAATGTCTATACCAGAAGAAACAATCCCATCTCAAAGACCTCAACCATTTATTAAGGGTCAACAACCCGGTGGATTAAGATCAACAAATTATTATACTAATGCTATGCAACCAGCATCATTTTATGCACAACCACAACAGGTAAGGAACTATGGCAGTATTTATTAATAGGCAAGCACCACAGAGTGGTATAGCTTCTCTTCTGGCTCTACAAGGTAGAGGAGGAGATACAGAACTTGTACATATGACAAGGCCAGAAGTTAGAAGACTTCAACAATCTGGTCTAATGTCTGTTAATCCTGATACTGGATTGCCTGAGTATTTCTTGGGTGATGTATTTGATACAGTTAAAGCTTCTGTTAAAAATTATTTTAAACCAGAAAATCTTATTCCTGCTATTGCTTCTATTGCTTTACCTGCTATTGCTGGTCCTGCTTTTGCAGGTTTTACAAATCTTAGTCCTTTAGCTACTAGGTCTATTTTATCTGGTGCAGGTACAGCATTAGGTTCTTTACCATTTAGAAGTTTTGAAGATTCATTATCTGCTGGTATTGTGTCTGGTGGTTTGCAATACGGTACTGGTAGATTACGTCAAGCTTTAGGTCCAACTGATGCAGACTTAGGTATTGATGATGATAGTGCTAAAGCTTTACTAAAAGATCAACGGGCAATAGCAGGTAACAAGCTAGAACAATATTATCGACAGAAACAATTAGAGGCTCTTGAAGCTGCGCCAACAGAAGAATTAATTGATTTTCCTCTTGATGATCCTAGTGTTTCTATAGCAGATGCATATAGTCCAATGCCTACTGTTGATTATAATTTACCTATTGATCAAATAATGCAAAACTTGCCAGCGGGAGAACGCATTCCTATTTTATCAGCAACACAGGTTGAACAGCAGTTTCCTAAAACATTTGAAGATTTACAAAAATCAGGAGTAATAGATAAAGACGATATTAGTTTTATTGAAAAGACAGGAACAGTAAGTCCTGAACAACAAGCAAGAGTTATGGCACTTCAAAGAATGTCGCCTATTGCGAAGCCGCCGAACGCTATCAGTCGTAGAGCCTTACCATCTATAGGAGCAGATCAAGCATTTATTTCAGAATCTGCATTAAAAGGAAAAGAATTTCCTGATAGATTTTCTGCGGCTAGAGAAGCATTTAGTAAAGATGGTTTACAAGCAGGTTTTGAAGCAATTCCACAAGGCTATATGACACCGGACGGTGATGTAGATACTGATGCAATATTTGGAGATATAGGTAGAGGGTTAGCTTCTGTTGAAGCTACTAGTCTTGTAGATGCTGTTGAAGCTCAACGCATGGCAGAGGAAGAAGCTGCACAACAACTTATTGAAAGAGGTGTTCCTCCTAAGATTGCTCGTAAAAGAGTAACTATACGTAGAAGAACTGGAGAGTTTGGTGGTACTGGTGCTGGTCTTACAGCAGCAGAAGCTAGACGTAGGGCTATTGAAGGTGGTGGCTTTGAGTTCTTTGGTCCTACTCAATTTGTTCCTGCTGCACAAGGAGGGCTTGTTGGTTTAGCTGCTGGTGGTAGACCAGACTTTGAAGGTATTGTTGGTGGTGATGGACATGGCATGGAAGATAATCAGATAATGGAAATTAAAGGTGGTGGTCTTCTAGCAGTGTCTCCTAAAGAATATGTTGTACCTGCTGATGTTATGGCTATGATTGGAAATGGTAATCCTGACGATGGTGCAGATGAGATGGATGAGTTTATTAGTAAATTTAGAAAAGAAAAATATGGTAGAGATATGCAACCCCCAGAGATGGACGGTGGTAAAGCTCTTCAATCATTAATGAGTTAATGGAGAAAATAGAATGGGTGTATTAGGAAATATTTTTGGCGGTTCAGGACAGTTTGGTGGTGGTCCAACTGCTGTAACAGCACAAAACTTAACTAATGAAGGTTTTGAATTAACTCAACCTTTTATCCAAGATGTATTGGAAGCATCTAGGGCGCAGTTTTTTGAAGATGTTGAAGACCCAGATACAGGTGATACTGTTCAACAGCTTAGAGCTTTTGATCAGTTTACTGGTCCAAGGATTGCTGACTTTGCCCCCGAACAGCAAGAAGCTTTTACTGGTCTTGCAGCGTTAGGAAGACAGGGACTTGCTTCAACTGACTTAGGTAGATCGCCCCAGTTCTTTCAAGAGGCTAAAGAAAAAGCTGGGCTTGGATCATTAGGTTTTACTGGTGAAGATTTTGAAAGATTTACACAAGATGTATATCGGCCAGTTATTGATGAAGCTAAAAGAGAAACTGTTAGACAGTTTGAAAGTGTTATTGAACCTAAACTAAGAGCGGAAGCTGTAGGTGCTGGAGCATTTGGCGGGTCAAGAGCAGCTATTCTTGAAGCTGAAGCACAAAGAAACTTACAACGTCAGCTTGATGATATTGAAAGTAAAGGTTTGGCTACAGCTTTTGAACAAGCTCAACGATCTTTTGAAGCTGAAAAGCAAAGACAATTAACAGGTGCTGGATTATTTTCAAGTCTTGGTGAAGCTGTTCCTGCACAAGCTGCAAGAGAACTTGCATTGCTTTCTAGTGTTGGTGAAGCTCAACAGGCCCAAGAACAAGCTGCACTAAACTTAGCTGAGAGAGACTTTATAGAACAAAGAGAGTTTCCGCTACGTCAACTACAGGAGTTTCAATCTCTTGTACGAGGGTTCCCATTCACCCCATCAACGTATCAGGTTACAACTCAACAAACACCACAGCCTAGCTTTGGTCAACAACTTCTTGGTACACTTGGTACAGGCGTTGGTATCTTTGGTGCCTTGGGTGGTTTTAAGAATAAAGCAGGTGGTCAGGTAGTGCCTCGTCAATCTGGTGGACAGATTAGAGGTGGCTTGGCTAGTTTAGAAAGACATCAAAATAATGATATTCTTAGGCAACGACCTAGACTACCAGATGGTAGTTTTTATCCTACTAGGGGAGCTATTGGAAGAGGTGCTGCTAATCCAATGGGTGGAGGAGATAGAAGGTCTTTTATTGATGTAATTAATTCTATATTTAATAGACCTCCAAGTGTACAACAAGCTAATATGGCTTCGATAAAAGCTAATCAACCTAGATTTTCTGGTCAACGAGCTTCTGATTTACCATCTGTAGTGAGAGTTGGTGAAGCTGGACCGGGTAGTTTAAGAGAAACTAGCGCACTTATAGAAGCATTACAACCTACAAAGTCAAAAGAAGAAAGTAAAAGTATTTTAGACAGAGCTTTAGATTTTGGAGGTATCTTAGGTGGACCATCTACAAGAGAACTTGCCGAGGGTTTGGGTAGAACAGGCAAAGCAATGGTTGCTCCTTTTTTAAATACAGTAGATGATACATATGGTGGTGATCTAAGTGAGTATAATGATTTATTAGAGGAACAATTTAGACGCCAACAAACTGCAGAAGATTTAGAAAGAATAAGAGAAGCTCAAAGAAATGCAGGTGTTGCTGGTGATATTCGCCGTCTTCCTACTATAGAAGAAAGAAGAAGAGGTGAAAAACTACCAGAATTTAGTGATGACAATGTACAAGATATGTTTCTTCCTAAAGAATCAAAAGATGATCCAGCTAGTAGATCATATTCAAAAGCAGAAGTTAAACTAGATATGAAAAAGATGGAGACTGAGGCTCTTGCAAGAAAAGCTGGTGAAGAAAAAGCTGCAGTTGCTGCTGCCAAAGAAGGTGGCGGTGATGGAGGTATTTTAGATGCAAATGAAAATAAAAATCTTCAAGATGGAAAAAAAGAATTTTCAAGTGCTTATGATACATTAGACAAAGCATTTGATGATTATCTATCTTTCTTAGAAAAGAAAAAGGGAGAGACTGATGTAGAAATGGCTGAAGCACAGGAAGCTAGAGAAATGAGATTATTTGCAGAACTTGCTGCAACATCTGCTAGATTTGCTGGTCAAGCTGGACCCGGTGGCTTCCTTGCAAAACTAAATCAGGCTGCACTACCTTCTATTGCAGAGTTAAAGGATATACAAAGTGACTTTAGAAAAGAAATGAAAGCTGCTAAAGATATTGAACAAGACGTATTAAAAGAAGGTCTAAATATTAATTTAGCTAGAGCTAAACTTAATATGCGAAGAAGTGAACTTGAGTCTCAAAATAGATTAAGAAAAGCAAAGGCTGAAGCTGAAAGTGTAGTTGGAGGACTAGACGCTAACGAGGGAGCAAACTTTGTTGCAAAAGTATCTGAAGGAATAACTGAATTAAACCCTAGAGGTAGGGTTATGATTGGAGAAAGATATTTGAGTAATTTAGGTGAGGGTATGACTCCAAGAGCAGCGGCAAGAAATGCTCTTGATTATGCTGATACTCTTGGTAGAAACCCATCTTTAACATCTGGGGGAAGAGGTGAAGGTTCAAGAAGAACTGCAAGTGAGACAGTTGACGATGCTGCTAGAAGGAATATAGAAAAAGTTAGAGGAGCAGGACGCACACCTGTTAATAGAGAGGAGCCTAAATAAATGGGCATAAGCTATCGTACTCAAACTTTTCATGATATTAAAAATAGACTAGCTAATCTTGAAGGTGATGATGTAAATCCTGAAAAGGTAGAAAGTATCATTGAATCTTTTGGCGTAGATGTTGATAAATATTATGACGAGTCTGAGGTTTATTATAAAAAATATGATAAGGGAGAGGTTGATCCATCAGAAGGATTTGGTCCTGCTCCTGTAGCTATGGTTACTTCTGCTTTAGGTAGAGCAGGTAAAGGTATTGTTGAGCTTGGAGATATGATTTTACCAGAATCTGTATCTAATACTGTTGGTAATTTTGCTGATGATATCAGTGAATATATACCTACTGAGGTTAAAAGAACTTTTCAAGAAACATTTGATCCATATCATGGAGAAGGTTTAACAGGTGATATTAGAAATATAGGTGCTGAAATAGGCTCATACCTTGTTCCCTATCTTGGTGCAGTTAAAGTAGCTAAAGGTGCATTAGGTCTTGGTAAACTAGGACGTAATGTTGCTGGTATCGGTACTGCTAATCTTACATATTCAGCTTATGAAAGACCTGAAGATAATATAGCTAATCTTATTGTTGATAATAAATACCTTCCTGAAGAATATTTAGATAAAATTAGAAGTAGAACTATTGATCTTGATGATCCAGAAGAACAACAATTTATTGATCAACTTATTAATAATTTAGCATTCGAGGGTATTCTTGGAGGTGCTGTTGTAACTGGTGGTAAAGTTTTAAAAGCATTAACTAAATCTGTTGCACCAAAAATAAGTGAGGTTACTCGACTTGATAGATTTTTTACAGCTACTGGTGGCACAGACGAGACTATGCTTGAGCTTGCTGTTAAAAAAGATGGTGCTGCTTCTGCAGCTTTTACAAAAGTAAGAGGATTTAATGAACCTTTAGAAAAAGAATTAAAGGATAAAGGTTTATATAATGATGACTATTTAGAAAATGTAGTTAATAAAGCTTTAGAAGGTGATCAAGCTGCTAAAGATATATTAAGGCAGGACTCTGTTTTTGCAGCAGATACTGTTGATCTTATGAGGAATGAAATTGATAATCTATCTTCTTTTGTAAGTAATAACTTTTTAAAAGATGGTAGCGATTTACAAATAAAAATTAATGAAAATCTAGGTACTTATGTTAATAGATCATACAGAGCTTTTGATGATCCTAAATATAAATTTAAAGATATACCAGAAAATATAAAACAAGACGCTGCTTCATATTTAAGAAGAGAGTTTAATATTCCAGAAGAAGATATAGGTGAGGTGTTAAGGCAATTAGTAGAAGGTCAAGTAGGCAAAACAGATAGAGAGGTTTTTGATACATTATTTAATAGTAATTCTGTTAATGGTAGCACCAGTAGAGCTACTGCAGCTAGAAAAGATATACCTATTGAAATTAGAAAACTTTGGGGTGAAACTAAAAATCCATTTAAAAATTTTCAAAATACTATTGAAAAACTTTCTGCATTTAAATCAGAATTTGATTATCTTGACGGAGTTAAAAGACATTTAGATAGAAATGATTTAGCTAGAAAACCTAGAGTTTATGGAGGTATGACTATTTTTGATGATATTCCAACCGATAGACTACGATCTATAGGTGATGCAGGAAATGAACGAATAGATAGAATTGTTTCTGGTTTTGCTAGAGGTGATTTTAAAAATCCATTAGAGGGTTTATATGCAGATAAAAATTATCAAAAAATAATTCAAGATACATTAAGTGAAGATGGTTTTTTTGGTGCTAATCCTAATAGTATTATTAGAGGATTTTTAAAAGCTAAATCTATATCACAGTTATCAAAAACTGTAGGTAATCCAGCTACCCATTTTAGAAATATGATGGGTAACACAGTGCTTATGACTGCCAACGGTATGCTTCCCGGTCTTAAAGGATGGAAGGAAGCTACAAATACAGTAGGTTCTAAATTTAGAAATGTTAGCTCAAAAGAGTTAGCAGATAATGTAGCTAAATATCAAGAGCTTGGAATTATAGATAGTGGTGTTACCGCTAATATTATTAGACAGGTAGCTAGTGATGCATTTAAATTAGAACCTAATGGTCTAGGACAAAAGATTTTAAATAGAACTGGTGGTGAGAGCTTATTTAAATTGTATCAAGCAGAAGATGATTTTTTTAAAGTTATGCATTTTGAAAAAACAAAAGACTATTTAAAGAAAGCTTATTCTAATATTGATCCTGATGAATTAGATAGACTTGCTGCACAGAGAACAAGAGATTTAATGCCTAACTATAATCTTGTTCCTAGAGGATTTAAAAAACTTAGGGGTGCGCCTGTTGGTGACTTCTTAGCTTTTCCTGCAGAGATGATACGAGTTACTAAAAATCTAGTAAAATATACTATGCAAGATTTAGCCTCTAATAATCCTAGATTAGTTGCCGAAGGAATGAAAAGACTTGGTGGTATAACTGCTGCTGGATTAGGTGGTGATATGGCATCTGATTATAGCCAAGCTATTTTTGGTATATCTGAAGATCAAAAAGATGCTATTAATAATCTTGTACCAAGCTATTCAGCTAACACAGCTAAAATATTTTTAAGTCCATTTAAGAAAGCTGGTGGTAATACTGTTGTTGATTATGTTGATCTTGGTCCTCTCGATCCTTTTGAATATTTAAAGATAGGAGGCAGAACATTACACAGTGCTGTTGATAAACTATATTCTGATGATCAACAATTTACATCAGATGATGGACTTAAACTAGCTTTACAATTATCTGATCAAATGCTTGGCCCATTTTTAGGAACATCTATGATTACTCAAGGATTTTTAGATGCTGCAGGTCAAGGTCAAAATTTTGAAACTCCTACTGAGGTAGGTGATGCTTTTAAAAATATAGCTATAGGGACCGGAGAAATATTTGAACCGGGCATTGTTAAATTTTTAAGAAATAGACTAGCTTTTCAAGAAGCTAAAGCTAAAGCATTAGGTGAAGAAGGTATTTCAATTAATTCATTCTTGTCTGATCCAACTGGAACTGAAGTTTCTAAATATGGATATTCTACTCCTACTGGTGGGCTAGTATCTGGTGCTGCAGGTGTTACAGGTTATGACGGTCTTGAAGAGTTTTTTGGATTAAAGAAAGCTAGACTTGATCTTACTCAAGGTATGCGGAGAAACATATTACCTATAACAAGTGACTTAAAAAATACAGGGCAATATGTAAATGAGAAACTAGCATCTTATGCACTTCAATCTCCAGATGATGTTTATGATGCGTATGTTAAAGGACAAACTCAAAAGATTTCAAAGTTTAGAAAACTTCAAGCTACACTAGATTCTTATAGATCATTATTAGAAGGTGATTATATAAATGAACTTCAAAAAGGTTTAACTCAAAATTATACTAGAGATTTAGGACCGGGAGTTGCAACATTTATTAACGCAGCAAACTCAAATACATTTATTCCTGATGATGTTAGTGAAACTCTTAGTAAGGTACGCTTTCAAACTGGTGCGCCTTTACCATTAGAAAGAATAAATAATTTATATACAAGTCTATTTAATACTGCTATTAGAGAGGAATAAAATGTCTAATTGGAAATACTTTACCCATGACGAACTTGTTTGTAAAGGAACAGGTGAGTATGGAATGGATGATAACTTCATGCATAAGCTAGATAATCTAAGAGAGGAGATTGGTAGGCCACTTATTATAACCTCTGCCTATCGTCACCCTGCCCATAACAGTGCTATAGGTGGCGTTCCTAACTCTTCACATACACAAGGAAGAGCGGTAGACATACAGTGTATGGGTAAACTTGCTTATGATATAATACAATTAGCTTTCAAACATGGTATGACAGGTATTGGTGTTGCTCAACGAGGAAATCATGATTCAAGATTTATACATATTGACGATTTGTCTAATCAAGAATCTAATAGTAGACCTTGGGTATGGAGCTATAAGTAATGGAACTAGATGTTAGAATGTTGTTTCAACTTGGTGCTGTCATAGCTTCTTTATCAGGAGCATGGGCCTTGGTACGTTCACAGGTTGCTACTCTAAAATCTGGTCAAGAAGAAATTAAAAAACATATAGATGAATTAAATAGAGAGTTAGATACAGCCGAACAAAATGTTTCAGTTCTTCGTCAACAAATTGGAGTTTTATCTGACATACTTAGTCCAAATAATTTAGCTATAGAAAATAAAAGAAAAGGTACTGTTGCTGCTGAGATAAAACAATTAAAAAACGAAGTGTCTAAATTATCTCACATGCACAACGGAAAACATCCCCCGGTAGAAAAGGAGAACTAAAATTATTTATGAGCTTATAGAAACTATGCAGTTCTTTTTCTCAAAAATGATTTCTCTCAAGGCTAAACCACCTTAGTCAAAGGTACACTTAGCCATAATCTTATCAACCTCTTCCTTACCTAAAACTTGTAAGCATCCTACTATCATTGTTACAAGTTCATCTTTACCAACACTCTTGCCAGTATCAGCAGTGTTACCTCTAACTCTTGACAATAACTCAAGAGCTTTGATAGCACTGTTAATATGGCCTTGTCCTTTAGCAAACTCATATTGCTTTTCAATCTCTGATACAACATCTACTGTTGTCTTCAGTTCTCTTGATAGTTCCTCAATTCTTTCCTTAACAGCTTCCTCTTGCAGCAGTCTATAGCCTTGGTTATATGCTGACCTATCAGAGTACCCTGCTGTTTTTGCTGCATCTGTAGCATTGTGATTAAGCACATATGCTTGTGCAAATTTTTCTTGTTTTTCGTTTAACATGAATTACATTCTATTTCTAGCTACACCTTTAGCCTTCTCGTATGAACGGGCTGCCCCCAATCCGAGTAATGCCATAACAAGCCCCGTAAGCTCTTCAGTACCTAGCTGTGGTAGTGTAACTACAGGATACCATATAGCCAAAGCCCATGATGCCATTGGTGCTATAATATACTGCCATGCTAAAGCAAAGGCACATATCCACATGATAGCAGGTCTAGCTCCTGCAACGAAAATAGAATCATGTTTGGCTTGTTCTAGATTTGTTTGTGCTTGAAGAGCATCTAGATTAATTAATTGTGATTGAAGCTCTGCGTTAAGTTTAGTTTTTAAATCTTTATCTTCTACAAATTTATCTAAGACTTTACCCGCAACGCCGATAACTGATTCTGCAATTCCTAGCATTGTATCCTCCTATAAGTCTAGTATTTGGTGATAGTGTTTTAATTGATGTACTGGTGATAGCTCCCAGCATGCAGCTACCAAAGTATTTTCTCCATGAAAATTAATCTTCATATCAACATCTTCTTTTGAAAATAGTTTTTCACAGTCCTGTGCCATTGCAATAAGCTCTCCTGTTGTCCAGAACTCTTGATCCTTAACACCAACTTTTAGATACTTTGGTTTTCCATCTTCCATCTTTTGATCTTTATCTTCATCTGGTGGCTCTGGCATAGAGCAGTCATATCCAAATAAATGAAACTTTCTAAAGCCAAGAGTGTGCATGATACCTATCGACCTCATAGCTGCACAGGTTCCACCTGTAATCATAGTAGCACCTTCTTGTATACCTAGTTCTTCATTAACTTTAACAGCATTATTAACTAGCTGATCTTTTTGATTCTCCTGTAGTGATTGTGTGAAGGCATGCCATCCAATAATATTATTTGTCTTTTCTTTAATTAATTTAACGATAGAAGGATCAGTCATAGATGCTGGCATAAAAATAGTTTGTGGATCAATGTCTTTAAACAAATCTTTACGAACTACTCCATGTGTACTTAGTCCTTCAATGGGTCTTGGATCAAGGATGACACAAGCCCAAGGCTGAATCTTTTGTTTAAGTAGAGTAGGATAAGAATGTTTAACACACACTACCTTAGTGCGTAGCGGTCCCTCCATATCAATAATAGACCTTACCTTATCCCAATCAGTGCTATCCCCACCTGATATTAGAACAGCTACCTCGTCATTGGGTGATGCTCTTCCAATCCATTTATTAATAAGCTTAGTATTCTCTTTAACATTGTTCTGTATATCTTCTTTAGGCATACAGTCTCTTGGTTGGATAACAATAGGTATAGCATCAAAGTTTTCTGGTATGTCTGGTATATTATCATTATTAATAATAACAGCTAAGTGTGTAATACCACCCTCTACAATTCTGTCTTTTGATGGTAGTATTTTTTTACGACCTTCAAACTTTTCAATAATCTTATTTACACCATAGAACTCCTCACCGGGATCATTACCATTCTCATCTTTAGTTACATAATCATCAAAGACAATTACATCACACTCCTTTAACATCTTGTAGTCATGATTGACTGTATCCTCTGAATGTCCTCCATCAATATAAGCAAAGTCTGCTTTTGTATTTTTAAGAGTTTCTTTTGTATCACCTTTGATAAGAGTAAAGTTAAAAGTTTTACCTTGGCTTTTCATAGCTTCAGTAAACTCATCTAGTCTAGCAGTCACTGCTTCAATGCTATTGTGTGCTTTACTATTAAGCTCCTCTTTGTCAAGTTCCTCCGTAGCATCCTCAAATAAATCGTATCCTGTATAGGTTACTTCATCAACATGCAGGAATGCTGACATAGCCATTTCAATAGCCCTACCACCATTCCAAGTTCCTGTTTCTACAATTGTGTTAGGCTTGTAGGTATCGACCATTTTATTAAGTTGTTTGTATCTGGCTGGACCTGTTACATCAGGAGCTACTTCGTATGTTTTATCTTTCTTTTTACCCTTTTTGTGTTTAACATAATCACCAAGGGGAAATAATTCAAAAGCTTGCTTACCTTCCGTCATACTCTTAATATCTAGATCGCCCGTCCAATCATGAAACTTTAGACCATGAGCTTTGTAGATTGTGAGTAGTCGTTCAAATATAAAGCCATCATGCCACTCTCTGTAGTGCAGTAGTTCGCCTGAAAGATATGCTCCAAGAAAATCACCTAGAAAATCTATAGGTGGTTGGCTTTCTAGATTAAGCCCAATAAAAGAAGTCTCACTGTAGGTAAAGTTCTTTCTGCCTAAGTGTACGAGATCACTACCTTTTGGTAGGCTTTGTAAAAGATTATATCTACTAAGAGGTCTAACTGCTACTGTGTCTGCATCTAACCATACAAGCCATCCCGGCTTCTCAACTGTTTCGCAAAGACCAAAGGCACAGTCTGTAATAGCAAAGACTTTGTGACAAAACTTAATAGCATCTAATCTAAAAGTATACTGGGACTTACCACCCATTGTGCCATCATACTCTTTAAACCTTTCTCTAAATTCAATCAATTCACTTAGATCATTAAGGTTTCTATACTCAATGTGTCTACACTCTGGTAAATCTTTTGTTGTAATATCAAAGTCATGATAATAAGCTACAACTTTAATTTCTGGTTCCCAGTGTTCTGCAATAGACCATATCATCTCTTTTGCATAGGTATCCCAGCCATCCTCTGAAAAGGAAGTTACTACTGTTACATTTTTAAACATATGTTTTTTTCCATTTAATTTCTTTTTCCTTTCCAAGAGATTCTTCTAATACGATAGCATCATGAAGTGTCTCCCACTCCAATGCATACTTAGCATCAGAGCGTTTGCTAGGTTTCCAATCCTTAAACCAAGGACCGCCTGTAGTAAAGTGTACATTCTTTGCTTCAAGAGTATCATCCGAATGCCCGTCTAACCAGTTCCATGCTTGATCAATTTCTCCAATATCTTTGTCATCTAACCATTGAAAGTTATGTAAGTACCAACCAGTTTTTAAGTTGACATCATCTATAGTAAGATTTTTATGGCCGGGGTGACTACAGGACCACAACATAAAAGAAGACCAGTTCTTTCTACTATACTGCTGCTGTACCTGTCCATCCATCTTGATAGCAGACTTAGGATTGTAATCATGTTTAACACACCAGAGAGCTTTCCTCTCTGACTGTTTAGGAATATCAAAAACTTCCATAATATCTGATCTGACTAGCATATCACAGTCCATAAAAAGAGCAGTACCTCTATGCATATTTAGAAATGGTACAAGAAATCTAGTGAAACTAAATTCTGTAGAGAATGGTTTCCTGTCTGTGTCATCTAACTTAATACCGTCACCCGATACATAGTAGCTTCGTCTGTAAAAATTAATATCTCTCAGCCTTCCTTGTTTTAGTAGTACAATATTTACAGGCGCACTTGTATGATCTAAGATTGATTCTTGCAAAACTTTACATGCCACTCCTTCTCTACTATCATATCCAATATATATTGTGGGTATATTATTTGTCATCTAAAGTCACCTCATAAATTGTACCTATATTTTCTACAATAGCGCCAGCATCTTCAAAGATTTTATTCCATCCAGTTCTTGTTGAGAAAAATTCTACACAATCACAATTAGTATGTAGGGCGTAATGTTTCAGCGCAGCAATCATCGGCTCTTTCCACTCAGCCATGTTGTTATCTACAGCACTCATATAACCCCAGAATAAACTTCTCTTTTCTGGATAGTCTGTAATAGCTGTACAGTAAGCTGCTTGTATACCATTTTCACTTTTATAAATCCAAACTTCTAATAAATCATTTTTAAGTTTAGTATAGAGAAGTTCAAGACTATCTCGACCAGAGCCTTGTTCTGCTATTACCTTATTAAATAATATACTTAGATCAGGCCAAAAAATATCGAACACTTCTTTGTCTAGTTTAAGAAATCTCTTTGTCACTTTCCTTGTCCTCTATATTTTTTCCATGCTCTTCGCTTAGACTTATTAGTTGGTCTGGAGAGCGGTGATTTACCTATGCTAGTTTTCTTTTTTGTTGGGTAGGTTTCTAAAACTTTTTTATTTATATCTTTAGCCATCAGAGTGGGGAGAACATTTCTGCTCTCCCCTTTCCTTTCTAGTTAATTGTTAAAAGTTTTGATTTCTTTTCTTCTGGCAAGGTTTTTTCTAACTCAATAGTTAGCAACCCATCTTTTAGCGTAACATTTTTTACTTTTAAATAAGGATTTAATTTAAATTGTTTTTTAAATCCTCTTGAAGCAATACCGTCATAGCTAGTAGACAACTCGCCATTTGTATTATCGCCTGTTTTTTGGGTGCGAGAACCTGATGATTGAACCACAAGAGTTTCTGAGTCTTCTAGTATAACTTCTAAATCTTCTTTAGCGTAACCTGCTACAGCAAACTCTAAGTAATAAGTCTTATCTTCAATATCTGTTACTCTATGGGGAGGAAAATTTCCTTTATCTGAATTTCCTTGCATGGTCTGTAAGTCATTAAATAAATCCATTAAACCAATCGCATGTCTATACATATAATCTGAAAGCATTGTTATCTCCTTTTAGCAAGATGTTGCGGGAACCCATTATGGCATTCCCGCTTAGTATATAACATATTTTTTTATTTTTGTCAAGCTTTTTTTTGGCACTCTCGGCAGGACTCGAACCTGCAACCTACAGATTAGAAGTCTGTTGCTCTATCCAGTTGAGCTACGAGAGTTAAACTCCGCACACTCCTCCTGTGCCAGCTATCTCACAGATATCATGTGTTTGAATGTTCTCTTCAAACTCTTCACCAAGTTTATCTACAGCTTCTTTGTAAGGTACAACAGTTAAAGGTTGACCTCCTCGACTACCATCAGGGAAGCAAGTGAACCCTCTCAGCCTATGTGCGTACTTAGCAAGAGTATTTGCAAAAGGAATAACAAGGTCTTCATTATTTTCTTTTGATCCCCAAGAAGGTAGATTAATTGTACTGGAGATTGACATATCTACATACTCTTGAATGTTTGCTTGGAATGAAAGTCTACGTTCATAGTCTGTAGCCAAGTCCATAGCTGATTCAATCGAGTCAGGATTAGCATCATACAACTCAATCATCTCTTGAGCGGCACTGTCAACCACATATTGGTAGTGCCACCTACGGTTCTTGAGATACCTACGTTTGTAAGCTACAGCAAAGATAGGCTCTACGCCTGTAGAAGTACCAGCAATAATACCGATAGTTCCTGTAGGTGCTACTGCTCTCTTTGCTACTGGACGAGAGACGCCTAATAAATCAGAGAACTCATCAGAAACTTTATCAGATTCTGATTTGTAAATCTTCAACCAACGATGCATCTCTTCTGTTGTCTCGTATTTACTGCCTCGTTGTATCAACCACTCATGCAGTCCCATCAAACCTAAACCAAGACGGCGGTTCTTTTCTCTTGTTTTATAAACCTTTTCGTAGGGAAGTTGTGCTCGTAGAGTACCACATATTAAAAATTTAGTAGCTAACTCAACCACAGAGCGTAGCTGCTCAACGCCATCAATCCTAGCAAAGTTAAGACTACCCAAGTTACAGACATCGGAATCATCTTCTGATGTAACCTCTGTGCATGCATTTCGCAGTGTCTCTTTTTCTTTATCAAAGAAGTTGAAACTAAATCCCGGTTCTGCAGTTGATAAAGCTTGCCGTACATTAGTAATAAAGACATCCCCAAGTTCTCCTGTATTCCAATAATTTAACAGCCATTCAGTGTCATAGTTTACACTTATGTTTGTCATATCTAAAGGTGCAGGAAAATTAAAGTCATCTTGTTTAATATCAAACAGGGACTGTCCCGTTGTACCAACAGGCATATCTTTCCAATTCTTTGCGGAAAGAAACTTATAAACATCTTCATGTTTCCAGTTAAGACTAGCATAGATAGCAGACCTACGACTACCACCCTGCATAACTCTGCGGCCAATTTCATTAATCATTTGCATTTTAGGAAGAGGTCCACTAGAGATACCGCCAGTACCTCCTAGAGTTTTACCCTCTGCTCTGTACACAGAATAGTCGGCACCAATGCCACCACCTGTCATCAGACAGGACTCAGCTTTCCATGAGAGATTAGCCCAATCTTCTCTAGTGTCTTCTTCACAATTAAGAAGATAACAATTATTAAAAAACTTTTTATCTCTACCTGCATAATAAAGGTAGCGACCTCCCGGCAAAAACCGTAGGTCTGCAATGTGACTGACAAGCTCATCCTTTTCAGACTTACTCATATACTCTTGACATACATCTTCTACTAAAGTAGCCGCAAGTTCATGCATGGTTTCAGCACCAGCATGTGCGTACTTTGTATAAAAGATATCTTCAGAAAACTTTGATCTAAACTGTGGATTTTTATTAGATTTAAACATTTACTTCCCCTATGGTAATTCGTTGTACTCTAGTTCCAATATAAGTTCTGCGTAGTGGATAACCTTTCTAATATCCTGCGATCCAGAACCTTTCTTTCTATGACGAGTAATATACTTAACAATGTTACCTTCAAAAAAGTCTAGCTCATTGCTATGTATATACTCAACAGGCTGTATTTTACAATCTTTGTAATGATCACCACCAACTTGTTTTGATGTAGCCTCCTGTTCGTCCACTTCTTTCTGCCTCCTTTTAATGTAGCTATTAAAATCTTCTCTAAGTTTAGTCATGAAAATGCCTCAACATTTGTTGTCTTAACACTTCTTTGTTATTAGATAATGTAATTTTTCTTGCAAAATTTCTTACTGTACCAGAATCTAATCCAGCTAAATCACAAACCATTTCAAAGTTATCCACAACTGATACTATCGTTGAGAAAAACCATGCCATAGCTTCTTCTTTTGCGCCCTTATGATGCTTAGTGTTATACTCCTCTTCACTGCAAATGTCAATAAGAGCTTGCAATATAACACCATTAAAAAGCTCTGCATTAGGATCAGTAGCTTCTTCTACAGGATCATAGACGTATAACTTTTCTTTATTTTCTATGTAATTTAATAAGATATTCCGCATCTAAAACTGCCAGTGGTTTTTTGTTATTCTTTTTTATAAAGAGTATAGGTTCATACTTACCTGAGTTTGTCTCTGCTTGATTGTACGCATCCCATACATTTAATCTTTCTTGATTCTTACACTCAATGGAGAAAGGGAACTTCTGACGAGCCATCTGTGCCATGATTAAGTCCTCGCCAGAAGCTCCCATGCTCCTACTCTCTATGTCTTCTTCATTTATAGAAAGTATATTTATCAGCTTGTCTCTCACCCACTGCTGAAATCTTCTACCCTTTGCTTTGGCACTCTGGGTTTTCATATAACTTCTTCCACATTCGGAACTGTTGTAACCTGTGTGAGATATACAGGACCGGATGCATAATTAAACTGGCGAAGCCCTTGACCATTGTTAGCATCAGCCCAACAGATACGCTTATAATCGCAGTACCGACAACCAATGGCAAGCTGGCGATTACCAGACTTGTTGAAGGGAACGTCCTCGTAACATTTAGGCGGGGGTTCTTTATTCTCCAAGGATTTTTTAATGTCTGTAATCGTAGTTTCGACATCATCAAACTCCATCTGATGTAATGGTAATAGGGTTAGCTCACCACTTTGTTTATCAATAGCTAAGAATGCTGCTTCCTTTTCATTGTTTGCTTTTGCATAAGCAGAGAGTTGACTAATGTAACCAAACGGATCGTTACTAGATAGTGTTCCATCTTTAAACTTTTTAAATGCATAAGCTGATGCACTCTTAACGTCTACTGTAACACCATCAATCTTACAATCTTTATGTCCTACTACACCGCCTATCTTAACTCTCTTCTGCTGTTCTGTTACAGAATGTCCTGAAACAAAAGAAAGGAATAACAAAAGTTCTTCTATCATATGACCATATATAAATTTAATATAGTCATGAGGTTTAAGTGCGCTTTCTCCTTCCGCTTTAGTAAGCTGATACCAAAGTTGTCTCTTTGGTTTGCCTACATTTGATAATCGTAATGTAGCAGGTCTTTTTTCTTTTCGTTCTTCAAGAGATTTAATCAAAAGATTTGCTATATTTCTGCCAGCTTTTTTAGCTGCTTTCTCTATATCATCTTTTGATCTTCTACTCTCATGATTCTCAGAAAAAAGATCATAAATATCCTCTACTAAAGTAGTTATATTTTCCATAGATGGTTAGGACAGGACTCCGAAGAGTCCTGCCCATCTCCATTAGTTAGAGGGGAACGGGATATCTTCTTCCGAAGAAGCATATCCACCAGAGACAGGAGCAAAATCCGAACCTCCTGCCTGTTGATACTCAACCAAGTCTACTACTTGGAGAGCTACAAGGTCGGCACCGACTCCCGTCTTGTTACCGAACTTCCAATCATAAGCCCGATACTTAACATTAACGAGGGAGCCGTTTCCAATAAGGGTATTATGCATGGGGGAATTATTGGAATCAACGACCTTTGGTGCAGTGTTTACTCCACCATCATTACGCCTGACCTTACGCTTGATCTGGACGTAATCTCCTTTCTCGTCACCCTTGTTGCGGATGGCGATACCGTCTGCCTCTAGAGTGGTTTTAGCCTCGTCATCTAGATTACAGACATTAACTTCCCACACACCATCAGCATCAAAGGTGGTGTTAGGGGCTACGACAGATGCCCAAAAGGCAGTACCAGAAATGATATTGTATTTATAATCAGCCATGTTATGCTCCTTTAGCTTGCTGCTACTTCATTCAAACGATAACGAGTGTAACTACCACCCTCTGGTAGTTTAGCTGTAACAGTATCAATAGGATAACCTTTGCTACGAAGATCAGAAATAGTAGCTGTAAGATTCTCACACCATCCCCGTTGGATAGCGGTCTTACGGGTTACTCTCATGCCCTTCTTCAAAGCGCCTAATACTTTCATTTCACAGTTCGACATAAATATAATCTCCTTTCATGTCTGTTTCAATATAATGTTTATAACATACTTATTTTATAATGTCAAGAACTTTAATGCGTCTCTGCCCAATTTTTTCCTACTTTAAATTCAGAGTCCAGTGGGCATTTAAGATCATATATATCTTGGACTTCTTTAATAGCAGTGTTAGTGATCTCACCAAACTTTTCTGTATCGACGTTGGCAACCTCAAATTGGTACTCGTCATGAACACTGGCTACAAGCTTTGCATCTACTCCTGACTTTTGTATTTTATCAATCATTTGAACGAGCCATTGTTTACATATCACCGCACCTGATCCTTGTATCAAGGTATTGAGAGATGCATGTGGTGATCTAATGTGTAACAGCCGTCCATCTAATCCTCTGATCATGCCAGATTCAGAAGCTTCTGTCAACTTCTTTTTTAATAAATTAAATTTAGGCATGTTACTCATAAACTTACTGATTAAATTTTCTCCTGTCTTAGAATCTCCTCCTACAATTAATCCAATCTTTGCGGCACCTGCTCCATACATAAGTGCATAGATAAATGTCTTTGCCTGATCCCTATTTTGTAACCCAGCCATCTTCTGATTAGCTGTATGTACATCACCATTTAGAATCTCATTAACAAAGTTTTGATCATCCATGAAGTGAGCAAGTCCTCTCAACTCTAATCCTGAAGCGTCAGTACCAACAAGACTATGTGTCTCTGGGTTCTGAACAGTCCAACAGGACCGACACTCTTTACCAAAGGGAGAGTACACTGCAGGTACTTGAGCCATGTTAGGTGATGTATGTGCCATACGTCCTGTAACAGTTCGTAGCGTTAGCACTCTACCATGCACTCTCCCATCAGTCTCAGCAGCTTCTACCCATGAAGCTATTTGAGTATGACGTTTCTGTAGTAGTAGATATTCAGATATTAATTTAGCTTCATCCATATCAATTGTACTTAATACATCTTCATCTACAATCACATTACCCTTATCAGTTTTCTTTGTAGGTTTCCATCCTAACTCCATTAGTCTTTCACCAATCTGCTTTCGAGATGCTGGATTAAACGGTTCAATAATATCTTTTAAAGGTTTACCGCTTCTCTTGTGTACTCGACCAGTGGTTACAATGGGAGGGAATACCTCTTGCAACTGATTATAAATATTTTGTGATCTATCTTGCAAAGATGCCATAAAGGTAGTTGCATATGGAATATCCAGATAAAAACCAAAGTTCTCTTGATCATTAATGATCTTTCTTATCCGGTGTTCTAGATCAATACTTCTTTTAGAAAACTTAGAACCTTCTTCCCTCAGATAGTTATACAGTTTATATGTTATATTAACATCTTGTTTGCAGTATTCTAACATATCTTCAGTGAAATAATCAAAGTTCTCTATACTTCCTTTGGGTAACTCAAACCGTTCACCCCATGACTCTAGTGAATGTCCACCATCTCTCATGGGGTTGAACAGTTGTGATAGTATCAATGTATCTAAGATACTATTATCTTTAATCTTTGTACCACAAAGTTTATTAAGCATAGGTGCATCAAAAGATAAACCATTGTGCATAATAAACTGTGATACATTTCTTGCAAAGTTAGGAAACCTTACTCGGCATTCGTCACCCTTAAAAACATAGGGCTTCTTACCGTCGATGTCATACGCCACTATACAGTGGACATTGGTTGCTTCGTTTAAAAACCCATTAGTTTCTATGTCAAGGATGCATTTCATAATGTAATAAGTTCAGCCTTTTCAGTTGGAACAATAAAGAAGTATTCTCCTTTGGATACAAACCTGTTGGGAACCTCCCTCAGTTCACAGTCATCTAGTATATTACTATCAATTTTCCAAGCAGATGTAAAGCTTTTATTGAAGATAAGGAAACATAAATCTTTTTCTTTGTTTCTTGCATAGTTAATAAGTCTCCGCTTGCGCTCACTCAGTTGAATATCTTTCCAGTGCTTGGGCCATTCACCATCCCACACTAGCTTGACCTCAACCTCTGTGAGATACTGCTTGCCGTCTTTGGAGCTACGGATATCTACCTTCATATCTTCTTTGGTAGATGTAATTCTATGTCCAATAGACTTCAAGTATTTTTTGCCAGCATCTACACTCTTTTGGTTTACCATATTGTATAGCTGTCTGTCAAACTTTTTCTTAACTCTAGTCGTTGTCAAAACCTTCCTCCTCGTCATCTTCATTTACATCAAAGGGGTTGGATATCTCAGACATCCTACCACTATCTTTGTCGTAATACAAGTAGGTGGCAATGCCAGTATCACCTGTGTACCTGTTCTTTAGAATGCGAACCACAGTGGTATTAGCCAGCGTCTCATCTTCTTCTTGTTGGTTTCTCTCCAAGGCAATCACACCATCACTTAGATGGGCAATGCTCTGGCTACCTCTAAGATGTGCAAGAGACACCTCTCGTCCATCCTCATGACCTTTGTCGCCTGATGCCCGGCGCAGATGGGATACCAACAACAAGCCAACTCCTGTCTCTTCTACGAGAGACCGAAGCTTTGTCATTAGAATATCAATAGATCGACGCTCATCACCATCCTCTTGTCCAGAAACAAGGATCGACAGGTGATCAAGAATAATCCATTTACAATCAAGAGCCTTTGCCATAAAGCGCACCCGATTTAGTATCTCGTCGTTAGAGATAGAACCGAAGTGATCGAAGGCAAAGAAACGTCCTGTACCTACGGTAACACTCTGCCACTTTTGTAGCTGATCAATAGAGAAAGTATCCCGCACCTCTTTGATGTATAGTCGTTGACTTGCCTCAACAGACATGATGTTTAGCGCAGTGTTACGAATGCTCTCTTCTAAAGCAAGAACACCGATGTTATCGGTAGAGGTTTTCATAATATGATGCATTAACTCTCGAATGATACTGCTCTTACCCATGCCTGAACCTGAAGTAAAAGTTAATAGCTCACCAGTACGCATGCCATATATCTTTTTATTGAGTCCCGTCCAAGGATAAGGCACTGTCTCACAGAAGTCTTCTTCATACAGTGTATCTCCAAGGGCATCAAGATTAATAATACCTGCAGGGGTATACGGCTCTGCTGCCCACCATGTGCGAACAAAGCTTTCTTGATTGCCAGTTCGTAGATAATCAGATGCATCCTTGAACTGACTAAGATTAACAATCTTACATTTGTGTGGCTCAAACAAGCCAGCAACTTTCTCTGCTGCCTTATGTCCAGCAGCATCATTATCAAAGCAGATAATAATATTTTCAAAAGAATTAAGATAGTCAAAACTTTTCTTGCAGTCTGCCAGTGCAGAGCTAGAAGACTTGACTGACACACAAGGCCACTTGCTGCCAAACATTTGGTATGCTGCCATAGCATCAAGCTCGCCCTCGGTAATGGTAATATATTTACCTTTAGCAGAGAACTTGTTGCGACCAAACAATACAGCACCTGACATATTACCCTCAGATAAAAAGCCTTTGTTCTGTACAGTACGAATCTTTGTAGCTATCTGCGTATTGGAGTCATCGTAATACGGGTAGATATGCTTGAAAATTGTGCCGTTGTTGGTCAGAGTAGTTACGTTGTAAGCCTTACAAGTATCGGCAGATATCTTACGATCTGGTATGCCAGTGATCTGACCGCTTGATAGGTTAGATGTATAAACATTTTTGATGGGCGACTGTGCCGCTTCCATGTTGTCCTCACTTCCAAAAGTTTCACAAGAAAAACACCATGTAGTACCGTCATCGTAGACTGCATTGGCATCTGACGATCCACAGTTGTCACATGATGTATGTCGTACAAATTTAGCGTTAGTTCGTTCCATTATCTCTCCTCTATTTAATCCCCATACAGTTCGCAGAACTTACTGTATGGGTATTAAATAGTATGTCTCGTCTGGATCATAACCCAGATGACGTACCATGTCAACTCGTTCTTCAATAAATTCTTCAGCTTCTCTTTTAGTTTGAAATGATAATGACTTTTCTAATTCACCATTACCTGCTACCTGAACCATCCATCTATCAGTCATTTGTTAATGCCTTCCATGAAGTTGGGTATAAAGTTGTACAAATTTCATTCCATTGAGATGCTATCTCTTGGATTTCTTTTTGTGCATGGGGATCACTTCTTAAATTGTAGGCTCTTGCCCATGCATATAAAGAGCCAGTTACATAATAACTTGTGTACATAGATTGTGGTAACACCATCCTAGCTTGCTCTGGGCAAACACCTTTGCGTAGTAGCTCTTCGTATGTCCATAAAGAATTTTTTATAGAAAGTTTATAGATGTCCACCATAGGTGGAGGTCTTTCTCCCACAGGGTTTATATTAATTGTCTCTTCACTGCTACCCTGTTTTGCATTATTTGCTTTAGCTCTCCATGCGTCCGGTGTATAAATCTTTGGAGTATCATCAACATAGCGCCGACTGACTTCATTATAACTAAAGCCTATAGTATGTTTAAATCTTTGACGGGCTACAAAGATAGGTACAGTCTCTCTCATTGTAATAGTACAGTGAGTAAAGGGTGTGAAGTGATTATGCTTTGCAAGATACTTTATTAACTTTGTATCTTTTTCTGTAAGCAAATGTTCTATAGGCCCAGCGGGAGTTATATTTTCCCACTCACTTTCTTTATTAAAAGAAACTCTAGCTGCATTAACTACAGTTAGATCGTCACCCATAGAATTAATAAGTTCGATCTTCACCTGCTTCCTCCTCTTCGACTTCAATAAGTGTATCTACAAAAAACTTTTTGTCAGCCATGATCTCATCTGTCTCCTGACTAGCCAATCGCCTAGCCTCTTTAATATCATAGCCTTCTTGTTGATACTCTTTTACAAGTCCTTTGTAAATACTTTTTCTATCTCTATCCCATAAGTTCTTAGCCATCTTCTGCTCCATAAAATATGTGTTGACCTAAAACCATTAATTTTTTATAAGGCCAGTTAGGGTTAATGTAAACTGCATGATAATATAATGCTTTATCAAGGTGGTGTAGCCTAGCCCCTTCCATAGCAAAGGATGCTACTTGATAAGATTCCTGTAGGGAATACTCATCTGAAAAATTTTCTGGCTTGCCATCGCAGTAATAACTAAATTGACATTTATCTCTAACAGGATTACCCTTCCAATATTTTCCTTGATGTACAACATCACAAATGTTTGACGGGAAAGAAGGATGATTTACTCTATTCATAATAACTGTAGCAACCGCTAACATTCCAGAGAATAATTCACCTCTTGCCTCAAAGTATAATGCTTCTGCCATGCAGTCTAACTGTTTATCATATTCTAAATCTTCAGATTTAGCAACAGTAGATTTAAATAACACAAGAATGATAAAGCCTATTATAAATACTCTCATGAGTTTAATGCCATTACTACAAGATAAGCACCTACAATAACTGTGTTAATTACTATTAGTTCTATAATCATTTTAATCCTACTTTAGTTTAATTACTGATAGTTGTTCTAAAAGATTTTCGCAACTTTCTAACTTAGCTTTTAAATATTCCATTTGTTTTTTTAACTCTGTATTATTTTTATATTGCACATAAAGTTGCTTGTTAAGTTCTTTAATTTCTTTCTTAGCTAATTCTATTTCACTCAACATCTCCAATAAATTCCTTTGATATTTTTTCTTTTAATAATGATAAAGATAAAGCTAATGTAAATAATTGTTCATTTTTACTATGTTTATCTACCATAATATCATTAGCTAAATCTATTAAGTCATTGATATCACATAATATTTCAGGGATAAATCCTGTATTATACTCAGCCATTCTTTTCTCTTCCGCATCAATTAGTCCTTGTAAAGTTATCCTCATTCTTAAAGGATCAATGTGTCGAATCTCTTGATTAGATAATTCTTTTACTAAAAACTTTAGATTAGTGAGTAGTTGAAAAGTCATCTGTAAATCCTGAGTCTGGAAAATCATCATCAATTAATTCTTCTAACATCATAAGACTTGAATTAATTTCTGTATATAGTTCAGAAAAATCTTTCTCCGATATTAGATTGTTATGTGTAGAAGCTTTAACATAATCTAGCACTAGATCATCTAAAGAAAGTTTACAAATATTTTTAATACTATCACCAGTATTAAGATATACAGCAATGTATAAACCATCCGTATGAATTTCAATCTGTGCATTTATTTTTCCTAGTTCTAATTTAGATTCAAGCATAGTTATTTATCCTTTTCATTAGGGTATTCAACGCTTTCACCATGTTGTTTCAATGCTGTTATAAAATGTGAATGATCCATTAAAACATTCAACAAAGATTGACGAGGAACTTTAATATCTTTTGCATTTTTGCGAGCTTTATCCACTGCTTTATGCAAGATATCAAAGTCCTCGTCTGAAGTATATAGTTTCATTACGCCGCTTCTAGTTCTCTAAAAGCTTTAGAACGCAACCAACCTTGTACTTTTTCCTGTCGCTTATACAGAGTATCAGCAGAACCAGATCGAGTAACAGGAAAACGGCTATCGTCATGACTAGCATAATGAGTAAGTGCAGAAACAAAAGCAAAGACATTATTGCCTCTGACTTGATTCTCATCAATGAACTGCGACCATAGTTTATTAGCCAGTCTGTTAGGGTTTCCCTCTTCAGAACCAGTAAATTTTTCTATAGTTCTTAGAACATCCACTGCCTCTACCTTAGTATCTGCCCATCGCTGATACTGATCGGCAATCTCATGATACTTTGCCATGCTTTGTTCAAAAGCTAATACAAAGTCATCTGAATCAAAGCTAGATGTATGACGTTTAGTAAATTTATCGTAGCTGCCAGTGATCATTCCGTTGGTACAGAATACATCAATCTCTCCAGCATACAAGGTCATACCATGCTTACCATCGTATCCATTCTTAAAAATATATCGAAGCATCAGATTAGTACGATGACCACTGGATGTTTCAATAGCTTTTGCAAGTTTAGGAAAACGATACTCTGACCAAGTAATCAGACCACCCTTACGATATCCCATAGTGTCCCTAATCTCCACACTTTCAAGGACAGCGGGATCAAAATAATTAATCATAGCCTTTTGAAGAGGCATGAGAACTTCTTCGTTCTCCACTGTCCGATAGCCGTCACCCACAATACTAAGGTATTCTCCGGTGTCCTGCTTTCGCAGCATTCGTTTACCTTTTGCAAGTGTTCCTGTCATGCCGCCGATAACAGGTTCTTCATCTACTTTGAAAAATACTTCTCGGTCAGTGTTGTAGAATTGGTCTAGCATTTTCTTTCTCGTCCTTTTCAAGTTGTTCTAATCTTTCTTCTATTTTTTTCTTTTCATACCTGTCATAAATGGAGCCACCCACCGACATGATTGTCAGTGGAAGGCACCCATTCAAGATAACTAATATAAAAAGAAAAGTCAAGCCTTTCATTTTTTCTTTTTCTTTTTTACACCGTATTGGTATTCGTTCTCAGTGAGAACATCCTCAACCACCCATACCGGGTGATCAAGGAACTTGTTCCCACTTTCCATGATCTCTTCGTAGAGATCGTTGTCGATAGCGGAAGCCATAACCTGCTTCCACTTGTTTACCATACCGTCACTGCGACGGCGATATTCTACTTTCATAGAATTATCCTCCATAGTTTTTAAGTATGTCAATCCAATACAGGTTTACATCTGACACCGAATGTGGGTTCAATCCCTCTTCCAGCATGTCTACTCGCACTTGATCTTCCATAGTCCAAGTTCCTTTTGCTTCAAGTACAGCAGAACGTATTGATGTGAAGTCGTAAACTTCGCAGTAGTTTTCCATTAGTCTAATCCCAGTAGTGATTGAGTATACATGGTAAGTAGTACCATGCAGAAGGATAACGCTATAACTATAAGCAGGTTTCTATACATCTTTGTACCAATCTTCGATGTCAGTCATAAAAGTATTTATATCCATCAGTGAGATATCTCTTACGTCTTCGACGTTAGCGACAAGGCAGATATAAGCGGCAGTCTCAGGGTCAATCTGAGAATACCTATTGTATGGTTGATTGGCAATCATATCGTCCACTCCCATTCTATGTTAGATCGAAAGTCTTCAAGTCCCTTTGCAAGTTCTGCCATAAGGCTTGGTATTTCACAAGCACTAACAACAATAAAGTTTTCGCCGTCTCTGAGATAAACTGTTCCAGTTCCGGTATCACTCACTTCAGCTTTAAGCATATTCGTTCTCCAAAATTTCGTTTACTTCCATAGCAAGATCATGCACTCCGGTATGTCCAAAGTCAAGAATTAATTCTGCATGTGCCTTACTATCTCGGTCGTTAAGCCCCCAAGTCTTGATTGTATTAATCAAAACTTCCTCAAGCTTATGATATACTTGTCCTTGGATGTCATCAATCATTCCATTTCCTCTAGTCGTTTGAGTGTAACCCTTTCCGCAACCTCTTCAATCCAAGGAAGATAGGCATGCGGATGCTTTTCAAGAAGTTCATTCAGAACTTCTTCAAAAAGATTTTCCCGAAGGATATCATTAGCAATGTGGCTCATAACTCACTCCATTTCTGGGCTTTGCCCACTACAGTAATCTCACTCTCGGTTTCGATCCAAACATGAGCGCCGCAAGATAAAGGTTTATCTGGACTATACCGTATTCGGCAGGGTCCATCAATAATAATATCTTTAGCATAGATATTATCTTTGCTTGTCTTGCAAGTTAGTGGCGGTTTTCTTGTATCATTCTTGCGGTTCTCTTTAATGATGTGCTGATTTACATGGATAATCTTTTTCATAGTTGCTTCTTTCGTTCGATTCCAGTCCAAGTATATTCTATGTCAGATGATACATCTGTCCATTCGTAGTCATACATCTCAGCAGCTTCGTCTTCGGCCTCCTCTTTTAAAATTTTTACTACTTCATTAGACAATGGGATAGAACTCTCTTTTACAAGCGTTACTTTCTGTACCATCGTCCGATAGACTGTTACTTCGTACTCCATTGCCTTTCTCCAAGGTTACATAAGTAGGCAGTTTTAAGACATGCCAAGGTCTTACTGTCAAGAGAGATTAGTTAGAGTTATCACAGGTGATCAAATCCTGCCCTATCTTTTGCTATCTCTTTTACACTTGCCAGTATTATCTCAAGCAAGACTAGGACAAACCTACGGATGGTCAGTCCAAGGTAGGCTTGACCTGCTGAATAAGTCGAATAGTATATACAGCACCTTTACTGGCAATATCGTCCAGCTTCCTTGCCCTAGCCTTACTTCAGATAATTACTGCTATATATAGTTCGTAAGAACTTCACTATATATAACAGTAATTACCTCCAGATTGTTTGTGTTTAGCTTTACGGCTGTAAGTCTTCTTAGACTTAACAACCTGCCGCTTGAACTGCGGCAAGCTCAAGGCATGCGCCTCAAGCCTTCTTTGTTTTATTTTTCTCATAGCCTTTCTCCAATTATTCATGTATGGTAGAGACATTATTATACTACAGGATGCTGCCGTTAGGCAACACCCCGTAGCAAATAAAGTTAATCTGTAACCTCAGGGACTAAACTCTGAAGCAAAGCTTCCCGACCTTCAACCATCTCTTGCTCTTTGTTATTTACTAATGCTTGGCTTAGTGCCAGCATTACTGTCGGGATTTGGGAGGGAGAAAGAATAATGGGTGAGCCATTAATCTTCTCCTCCATGTAAACAGTCCCACCTTCAGAGACTGTAATATCAAGAAGTGCAGTACTAAATTGAGCCATGATAACCTCCTAGTGATCTAAGAAAGTAATAGGTTTTTTAGATGACCAACACAACCCACAAGTCCCACAGTTTTCTGTTTTATCTAGCTGTACTGGGCATGTGATCCCGTTTGGTGCTGGATTGTGTTCGGTGTTAGCCGATAGATTATCGGATGGTAGCATGCTAAACCGGATAGCAAATCTATCAAAACCTATGTTATTTCTAACATCAAGCAATGCTTGTCCGATATGCCTTGACCACAATCCATCGACATTATCTTTGCCATAGTGATGGCGAGAATATCCATAGATATTCAAGGCAGGTCGAGAAAGCAATTGCTTTTCCCAAAATTTTACATACCGGACACTATAAAAATCTCCAAGGATGTGGAGACGGATAAGATATCCGTTTGGGTGCTTTTTATCTAAAGCATCTAGCTCGACTTCAAGGCGAGGCATTAGACCTGTAGGTCTAAACCTGTGCCCAAACGGCATGTTATTGCCATAGCAGTCAGCCCAATGCTCACAGGCACTGGTGCAGGTTTCCCGCTCGACCAAGGTCAAAGTATATATTGGAAAACTTTTGAGCCTTCCCTTTACCACTCGTTTGCCTATTTTCTTGTTGGTGCTAGGCTTTAGCACTTTGTGCTTGTAGTCCTCCACTCTAAATATATTCTTTTGATAAAGAGTGGTGCCATTTCGTATGGCGATATGGTCTTGAGCTAAAGTGGTCATTCCCTTTCTCCTCAGATAATTAATCATCTGCTAGGTTCGTAAGAACTTACCTAGCAGATATTTAATTACCCTAGCAGTAAGTGATGCTATAAGACAAGCCCTTATAGCATCGGTCGGGGGCAAACACTACGGATCAATTTGGCGTATCACCGTATCTTGTTGGCGTTCCCCCTACTACGCCACTCTTTGTCTGGACGCAGATAATTAATACCCTACAGGGTTCGTAAGAACTTACCCTGTAGGGAATTAATTAGCCGACGTTATGAGCAATTCGGGTTTTGTTTTTGGTATTGTTCTCATAAATGAGACGAATACCACTCGTTAGTCCTCGGACAGTAGCATTGCTACCGCCGTCGAACACCGATACAGAATAGAACGGAACATCGAAACGATGTCCGGTATTCAACCGATGGTAGCCATAGCCATACTTCGGAGACTTGGCATTGATACGGCGGGAGACTTTGACTGTGTTTTTACGCATAATTTTTCCTTTGCAAAAGTAAATGGTGATTTCTAGTGAAGGCTCACCACACCCACCAGCGTCTTAATTTTTAGGGCGTTACTGGCTTAACCGGGACAATCCCTCGCCCTGCAGAGACTAGGCTTTATGCCTAGCCTCTACACCTTCTGGAAGTTGATCCACATTGTGGATTACCTTGAAGCTGCCGCTATCATGAAGGATGCGGATTGGAAACCCGCCATCCTTGGCGGCCTTGAAAGCTTCAAAGCCTTCGGAAACCGGGAGCCACTCATTATTGAAAAACAACTGCGTTTGTTTTGCCATTGGATATCTCCTTTGTTGGCGGTTGAAATAATTAATCATCTAGCTAGTTCGTAAGAACTCACTAGATAGATTATTAATTAACTGAAGCAAGGACAGAACACAAGGGCTGGCCAGCTTTGCCTTGCACCTACCATCCCTTCGGGACTGACTGGCTTACTATCGGCAATCACAGATAGTAAACCGAAGGTAGCGAAAGCACCTTGGCTCTGCCCTTACTTCAGATAATTAATACCCTACAGGGTTCGTAAGAACTTACCCTGTAGGGAATTAATTAGCCGCAGAATTTCAGCAGCCACTTCGGTGTAGGCAGCCGATAGTGGTTGAGTGAACAAACCAACAGGTCACTTTGACCTGTCTTTACAAAGTCAATAAGATCGAACATCAGGTTTTTAATCATTAGACATCTCCTTTGTTGGCAGGTTAAGATAATTAATACCCTACAGGGTTCGTAAGAACCTCACCCTGTAGGGAATTAATTAACCTCAGAAGCAACCATCTAAGGTCGCTTCCACTTCAGCCAAATCACAACAAGTTGTGACAAGATTGCCAGTCGAATTTTCAAAGATATCAAACCCGCCACCACCTGCAGATACCGCAATGGTAACGTCGAGGTCTGAGAAGTCGGCATTGAGTATTTCGATATTGGTCATCATCATCTCCGATTGGTTTTAATTAACTATCTACTGCTTTCACAGAAAGCTAAGTAGTAGATATTAATTAGTTTACTTGTTCACACTCAGCAATGCTAATCCCCAGCAAAAGAGGATTAGGAAAAGGGCTAACATCATCAGCAGTCCACCAAAGCTCATCGCAATCTCCCTTATAAGTTAATTATACCCTTCACTACGTTCAGGGTTAATTAACTAATAGATTTACCTTTCGTAGAAAGGTATTTATTGAAGACTAGTCTTCATCATAGACTGTCAAGCCCTTCATCAAGGGCTATCAGTTTTTCATCGGCAGTGACATAAATGTCACACCAAACAGATTGTTG